CCCAGCATCCGAGCCGAGGGACCAATAACCACCACGTCGCGGAAACCCGCCAACGTGTTGTCGCAGTACAGTTGACCGGTCGCTGTCGGCAGCTCTGCAATTGGCTCGATTAATAGTGACTGCAACAGTGTGTTAGTTATGTAATTAGCGTCTTTTTGTTGACCTAACCAATCCACAGAAATTCCAGTGTTATCAGTCGTTTTTGCGTTAGCCAGTTTATTATCTCCGTTGTACCACGCCGCCTGAGCCACCCAATCCACCTCTGCCGCACTATTTCGCTCTGCGACGACAATCTGACCTTCTACCTGCTTAAATCCGTCTTGCCACTCCCAGACGTTGCCGACCATGTCAGCAATACCATTAATGGCATTATTATGGCGCCACGACAACGGCCCTGATCCAGTTAATGTTCTAGCGTTTCCAGCGGCATCACCTGGCTGTAGCCCGTCAGCACGGACGGCAGTTTGGTATTTTTCAGCATGGCTCCGTCCATCGTTAGTGTTTCCTGTTACATTCCAACCATTCATTTGGCACAGCAATACAATAGCTGCCCATTCTGCATTATTTGCTAGATGCCATCCTGCTCCCATTGCGGCACACTTTGCTAGTGCTGTGTCGTATGAAACGTTAACGTAAGGTTCTTTAAACGCCTCCGATACTGGGTTATTTGAACCGTCATTGCTTGCTAAATATACGCCATACTCAAAATGAGTCATCACCGAGCCATTTGGTCGAATAAATGCTGGGTGCGGTCCTGTGCCCATGCTAGTGCCCAGCTTTGTGTTAACTGCGTCGAGTGTAAACATAGGTATTTTAAGCATTACGTTATAATTGCCGTTGTCATCAACTCTGCGAACAATCATGCCGCCAGTAATATCAGCGTATCCCTGTGCTGCTGCTTCTGCTGCTAGCTGAGCCGCCTCTGACTCTGTAGCCGCGATTTCCGCATCAGCGACGAGAACTTGAAATACTAACAAATCTGCATTAGTTGCAGGCGTTGTGATACCGAGCAAAGATGGCAAGTCTGTGGCAGGAGTATCTGAGTTAATTGTTAAAACTCCATTTGATATCCAGCGCATATTTATTACGTCAAAAGTTTCAATTAAAACGTTTCCGTATTCTAAATCAATATCGTAAGCGCCATCTACCTCAACTGCATAAACAGACGAAAACCCTTTTAGGGTCTGCCCTGTCGTGGTGTTGTGAGTAAAGCGAATCTTATTTTTGTAAGAAAACTCGCCAGTAGGGTCACGAAGTACACCTACTAAATTTATACTAGCCATTATTTAATCTCCGTAAATGTGTTTATTTTTTGCTCAACTACGTCAATTTTATAGCCTGCTTCCTTTCGATTGCTACGGATTTCTTTTTGCATTGATGCCATTACCTTCTTTAATTCAGCAGTTTCGTTGCTTTGTGTTTCAATGATTTCTTTTAAATTATTAACTTCGTAATTAACATTTGAATCATCATATTTCCCAGGGATCGATTTTTCTATTCTTTTAATCTCTAACTTTAAATTTAAATCATCGTAAGCACTAGGTATTTTATCTTCAACTAATTTAATTTGTTTCTTTATTGCTGAATCATCATAATCTTTAATAGATAATTTAATGTTTTTTATTTCACGCTTAATTTCTGAATCATTATATGCGCTAGGTATTAGCGTTTGAAGATTTGACATGTGCTTGCATATTTGACCAATTGATTCTTTAAGAGCTGAGTCATCAAATGGCTGGCTTGTTTCTTTTTTATCTGTCATTTTAAACCTCTTTTAATTAATATTGAATTATAGCATGCAAAAGCTTAACTTATCTGTCATAGCCTTTACTCTTTTTAAAGAATCCCGCCGTTAATTTCTGGCTTTTCTGTCGATATAACTAACACGCCATCTTCACCGCGCACGTAATCTCTCAGTGCCTCTTTATAAGTAACTAACTCAGCTATTGTATATTTAGCCCGTGAGCTGTTTTCACCAGTGAGAACTAGCTCTACATCGGCCTTGTTTAACTGCTCAATAGCGTGCTTTTGCGCGTCTTTGGCTAATGACTCGTTGCTAGTTGTAAACGTTTTGCCATCCCACAACTTGCCCATTTCAGGGTTGTCATGTTCAATTATTTCGTCTACTTTAGATAAGACCGCATTATCAAATCCTGTTTTATTGACTGCGACAACTACGCCGCTTTGTATTAATGCAAACATTATGAAACCCCTATTTTAAGTATCCGATTATTTGATTAACATATCCACCGCTCCCACCATCAACAATAAGCCCATTGGTATTATAAGCTTGGACTTGTACCGCCTTAGATTGATAAACTGCTAGGCTAATACTCCAACCGGAGGGATCATCAGCTATTAGTTCTTGTGTGAGAATTCCTGAATTGCTGACGTATTCTGAAATAAGCGTCCATGATCCCATCACTTCAATCCTAGAGTAATCTGTTGATAAGTGATTATTAGGAAAGGTGTAATTTCCTGAATCGTAAGAGCCTTGACTTAATATAACTTCGTAATTTCCTGCAAGACCATTGTTTGTTTTAAGTGCCGCGTTGTCTAAGATTGATTGAAGCTGAACCAGTGTTTGCGTTAAATCACCGCCATTTCCAGATATACCTACAGTGTCCTTGTCAATTATAGTTTGTAACTGCGCAAGAGATTGAGTTAATGAATTACCACCACCACTAACACCAAGGGGCTTTTGCAGTATTAGAGTGTATGTAGACGCATCAGAAGTTGTTAACTGGTCAGTGGTTACGTCAGAAATAAATTTACCAACTGCGCCACTTGGCACTGAGTAAGTTTTTTGCTGGTCTGCTGCAAATATGTAAGCAGGGATTGCAGTGGTTGTATCTAAGTAAGAAATTACCGACCCACTAGAAACATTAAGGGCAATCTCAGCCGCTTTAATCTCACCTAGTATATTTGAGTATTGAGAATTTGAACTTGATGGCTCTGTTGCCGTTATATCTGCAACATCAACAAGCAACTGCCATAACTCTCCGATGTGAAAAATAGAGCCTTTTGATTGAGCTCCTGTTAAGTCAGACCATTTACCCAAAAAGTTTGCGCTAATTGCTGCACTAGTTGCGCTTGCCGATGCTGATATAGAATTGTTGTTAATACCTATTACAGCTAGATTAATACCGCTTATTGATAAGTTCATTGATTCAGCAATGATAGAGTAATATGTATTCATATCATCGCCGTTACTGCTGAATTGTGCCTGTGTTTGCCCTGTTCGAGAGGGGGCTATGCCAGTGTATTCTGTGACTTGTGGTACTGCCATTATACTAACCCTTCTATTGTTGCTGTCGCATCTGTGACTGATGGAGTTGCAATGTTATTAACGTAATCTTTATAGTAACCGTAGACCAAGGTTGGGTCATCAGCGTCGCCATCTGAACCAACCCATACCGCAGCCACTTGTGATAATTTTTGAAGCTGATTAAAAACATAATTAACTTTGTTTCGCTCAATTGTTAAATCAAAGTTCACTAACTTAGAAGTTCGTCTTTTGACTATTTTAAACCCGCCAAACCCATCAGGTATACGTCTAGAGTAGTCTACTAGTTTCACACTGCTTCCATAATTAGCCACGCCTAGGTCAACTTGAGCGCCTAACACCAATGCTGATACCGATATTTCTGATGAGCCTGTGAATGTTATTTTAGCCACTGCATTCGCGTACGGTGGTAAATCTAATAAAACGAACTCATCAATAAAAGATAGAGGCACGTAAAAGTAATTATACCAATTGGTCACGTTTGTGTAATCCTGCATTTCTAGGTCGTAATCATAAACCACTCCGTCAAATGGATCTGTAACTGTAATATTTATAGTGTCAGCGCCATTAACGCCAAATGCAGCAACCCCATTAACTAGTGATTGCGCGTCAACTTCAATCACCAGCGGAGTATCAGCAAAAGAAGATCCACTAAAATCACTATCAAACATTTGATAACGATTAGATGCGCCAATTATTATCCAAGTCGGAACTGTTCTATTTACCCCTGTTTCTGGGTCGTCGGTTGTTGTAGCTGCTGCTTGGTATAGTCGGTGGGTAGATGACTTAATAACTTGATCGCCCTCGTTATAAGTACCTGAAACCCATTCGACTTCACCCCTATCCGTATCAGGCTCAGGAATAGTTGAGGATTGCAGCGTTGAATCTTGAATCTTTACTGGACTAATTACAATCATGCTTCGACCCTCACATCTACTCCGTCGTATTCCATTGTCTCTAAATGATTGGCAGATTTAGCCGAGCTTTTAGCTATTGCTTGGTCTGCTTGCTTAATTTTTTCGATGTCTGCTTTTATAGACTTTAATTCTATGACTATATTATCATTATTTTGAGCCTGCTGCACTTGCGGCACAGAAGCCGAAGCAATGTTTGTGTTAATACTACCAAGCAATGCCACTTGCTCTTGCGCTGCCGTAAGAGCCATGTCTTCAACGGTTGCCGTACCTGCTGTTAAATCTGCAAGCTCTGCAAGTTTATTAGCTGTTTTTGCTTGTTCAATATTAAACGATTGAATAGAGCCAAAGTTTGATTGGTTAGGATTTAGGTTAGACAGGTTAAGCCCTAGTGCTTCGCTAAAGTCTCCAATCCTAGCCGCTTCTAATGCTGAGTTAAGCGACAATGTGCTAGCCGCTACGCTTGTTCCGTATATGCTCACAATAGCGCCGCGTAGGTTGTCAGTAAGAGTTAGCAATGAATCACTAAATGAATCTAGTTCTTCGTTACGGTCTTCAAGCAAGTCAAAATAACCACTAGCAACATCTTGTGAATTAAGCAACGCAGCTATTTGTTGCTGACCTGCTGCCGTCGTGCCGTCAAGCGATGCCATGAGGTTATAAAACCCCTCAGTTGTTGCAGGGACTTCTAAGCCAACATCGCTGAGAGCGTCTTTTAGTGTATTGCTAAATAAAGAAAACTTAACAGACTCCGGCGCAAAGTCTTCAACAAAAGAAGATATCTTGCTGGCAAAGTCTTCAATGCCGCCTGTCATCATGGAAAGATTATCAGCTATCCGAACATACAGTTTAGAGTTGCCTAGCTTCTCACCTAAATCAATACCGAGGTTAGTTACTGCAAAATCAGCAACGGCTACCTGTGTTGAAATTCGTGACAATGTAGCGCCAATTTCCTCGCCTGCTTGCTGAAAGTCTGCTGCAAAAGGAACGACAGCAAGTGCTAGATCATTAAATATCTTGCTAAATACAGCCTCAATTTCTGCTTGTTGGTCGTCTGCGCTTAATCCTTTTAATGATATTTTAGTTGTCTCTACCTGAAACCTGTTAATTGCGTCAATTGCGTTACTGCCAGATATACCCAGCGATGTAGCACCCTCAAAAACACTATCAGCTAATGACTGAAATACCAAACCAAACTGTGTGCTAGCATTGTCTAGCGGTGCAAAGTACGTATCATAATTTGAGCTTCTCCAAGCATACTTTTTAGACTTTATTTCCTCAAATGCTTGGACTGTTACACTTTCAAGTAGGTCGCCAATCTCACCACCAATTATCCTAATACCTGTATCAACTGTGCTAGATGACCCGCCAAGCAAGCTTCCAATTCCTTCAAACAGCCAATTTAAACCTAGGAAGTCGAAAACCTCTGTAAATATATTAGAGCCAAAAATATTTGCGGCAGAGTTATCAGTAATAAAGCTAAGTGGGTTATCATCTACGCGCGAAGGTGGGTTAATATCTACGTCACTAGCGCCACGCGCGACGATACTAGATGCGCCCGATATGTTTTTTTGCAATGACTCAAGCGCTCTCAACATGTTTGTGTTAATGCCAACTAGTTTATCTGTTGCATCTGCTGTTGACTCAATAGCGTCTGATATTGAGCTAGATTTCTCGCCTACCTGATTAAGACCTTGAACAGCTTGATTAGCTGCTGATTCGTCTTGCATTGACCCACCACCAAACCCCCCAATTGATTGGCCTAGACTTGCCATTGCTCCAATCATTGCAGCCATCCGGGGGAATGCGCTGTAAGGGTCACCGCTTGCCGCTTGGTTAATTACCGCGCCAATTGCTTGAACTAAGTTAAAAGCGTCTGCTGCAATGCTTAATGCTTGAAATTCTTTAGAGCCATCTTTTGCAAAGCCTTTCATGGCATTTAATGAATCAGCAATTCCGCCAGTGACATTGCTGAACATTTCACTATCGTCAAGCTCTTTCTTTAAATCTTTTACTTTATCTGTAACATCAACAACAGAATCGGCTACCTCGTTAGATATAGGCTCTATTTTAAACTGCTTTAATACATCACCAGATGATGCCTCTTTTTCCAATAAATACTGGTCAAGCATTTCATTACTTGCCGCTATTCTTTTTTTATAGCTATCAGTCTCAGCAATGGATTCTAGGGCATAACCATTTATTAAATCTTCTTTTATATTTGTTATAGCATCTGCTCTTTTTTGCGCTGCTTGCGTAATTACTTGTTCTGCTTCTTGATACTTTTGCGTTAAGTTAGCTAGTTCTGCATCTAAATCAAAATCATCACCAAAAGGATTTACAGCGTTACCAATAGCAACTCCGTAAAGCTTAGCCTTCTCCACCATTTCTTTAAATCTTAAAGACAAAACGCTTACAAATTGATCTCCGTATATTTTAGCGTAATCAACAAAAGCACCGATATTAACAGCGGCTGCTTGAATAAAAAATCTAGTCATTTCAGGTAGGACTTTAAACCCTTCTAGCATATTGCCAAAGAATCCATCTATAGATTCTCCCCATCCATCAGAAGATTCCCCTACTATTTCAGATATGATATTCATGCTTGCATTTATGTCTTTCACATAACTATCAAAACGGCCAACAAATGCGTCAAAAGAATTAACCAATGCGCCAGATGCTAAATAATTAGTTAATGACTGAATTGATTCAATAGCAATCTCAACACCATCTCTAATTAAGCCGCTTACTCCTGCGTTAGATATCGTTAAAAATAATGTATCCCATGTGTCGCCTAAATTAGAAATAGAGCCGTCTAATGTATCAGCTCTAACAGCCATAGCGCCAGCAAACTCATTTTCCCCAAGAGAAGTTAAATAACCCTCTATTGCACCTGCCTCTTTCTTTACTGTTTCAGTAACACCTCGGAAAGTAAATGAAACCTGGTCGCCTTGGACGCTTGATTTTATGCCGAATTCTTTTAGGCGCTCAAACTCGCCCACGGTTGCATCAGCAACAGCCTCCACCATTTGTGACAGGTCTTTGCCCATTGCGCTCGCTGTGTTTCCGTAGCTAGTTAATGCGGCCTGTGATGGGTTTAAGCCTAAATTTACTAACTGAGTAAATGCGTTAGTTGCCTGCGCTAAGTCGTAAGGTGTCTCAGCCGCAAACTTCTGTATAGCACCAAAAGCAACAGCCGCGTTTTTAGCCGATCCCGTTGCTGTAATTAGCTGAGAGTTTAAAATGTCGAATTCACGACCAACGTCAACTATTTTAGACATGCTAGCGAATGCAGCGACTACTGTGCCAACAACTCCAGCCAATTTAGCAAGGCTTCTTCCTGCGCTCGTACCTTGATTAGACATATGATCTAGTCGTCTGCTTGCTCTGTCTATTTCAGCCGTATCTGCGCGAAATCCAATGTGGGCAAGATCCATAATTTTCTCCGTATATTTTTATACATTATAACACTATTTTCCGCGGTGATAAATTAGGCTATTGGAAAGTAAATTCTAATAGCTTTAAATGTATACATTGTATTTGTTTACTTTTTATCTCTTTAAATATATAATAACTAAACATTGAAAACATGAGGATTTAAAAATGAATTTAGTAATTAATAACACAGAAATAACAACAGACAAGGACGGGAGATACTCGCTTAATGATCTTCACAAAGCATCTGGCGGGTCAATAAAAGACCTGCCAAACAAGTTCATGGCTGGCAAATCATTCAATGAAATGGTTAGTATTTTAAATGCCGATAATCCGGCATTTAGCCCAATAATAAAAAGAAAGGCCGGTATGGTGGCGGTACGTGGGTTTGTAAGGAATTAGTTTATAAATACGCTATGTGGGTAAATGTTGATTTTGAGCTTAAAGTAATAAGAAAGTTTGATAGCATAGTAAATTCAATCAACCCTCCATCAACAATGAAAGCGCTCAATGATCTAACTTTAAAAATTGAGTCTGACAAAGGGATCGCAAGTGAATGCGGCAAGGCTCTGAACAATTACAAAAAAGTAAAAAAAGAAAACCAGGAAATTTGGATTAAAAGCATAGAAGATGCGCAGCTATCTTTATTCTCAAAGTGATCAATATACTAATAAAAAGCCGCTTTAATTAGCGGCTTAGTTTAATCTGTAAGTTTATCAAAAGCATCGTTTTCAGATTTCAACACGCGAGTCATTGCGTCTTTGCTATCCTGCATTTCTTCCTCTGTGTAATCACGCTCGTATGGCGCTCTGCTAGCCTTTTTGCCAACGTTAAGGTAATTACAATACAACTTGCTCATTGTTATTACTTGCTCTGATTCCCACGCTGATAGTTCTGTTTGCGATAGCCTAGAATATGCGTCTAACTCTTGCCAAGTAATGCTAAAAGCACCCATGCCTGCTCCTAAGCATGGGCCAACATTGCGAAACACTGACACAATTAACGGGTCAGCATCTGGCAGCTTACAGATTGGATGTTTGTCGCCGAACTCTTCAGATCGGCTTATATTTTTACGGTCATCTTGACTGGCATTTAACCAGCCCAAGTGCATCGCGTAAATGCTAAGATTCTCACTTAGCTCTTGATAAAATTTACATCTGAATCTAGAAAGTTGATGGCCTGTACGCGCAACTCTTGGTATTTACCGAACAAGAATTTAATATTATCAGGTGTGCAATCAAGTGCCTTGCCAGATTCATCAAACATGTTTTCCCAGCCGGTAACAACAGCCATTAATCGACTTACTTGTGATGCGGAGGTCTCTTCGAAAAAATCATCTGAAATATCTTCATCTTTCTTTTTGCCGTGGCTCTTTTTGCTTTTAATGCGATAGTCACGCAATGCAGCAATAGAATATTTTTTATGCTTATCAGAGCTAGCACCAAGCATGGTTACTGTAACCGGCTTTTTTGGGGTTTCTTTGTCTGCATCAATAAATGCAAGATCTCCCGTAGGTACTTTAAAATGTAATTTTGCGCCCTGCTCAGAATTTGCAACAGTATCGAATTGGTCCATAAAATTAGTCATAATATAATGCCTTGTATTAAATCCAAAATAAAGAGCGGTGAGAGTGGATTAAGCCCCCAGCTTGCCAGCCGTTACCGCGTAAAAATTACTTATTAAGGTGCAACAACTGGTATTGGCTTATAGTTCAGTTCAACAGAAGTATCCATCAAAATATTGCTTGATGCATCGCCGGGGTTCTCTGTGTACATTGATACAAATCCGCGTAAGTAGCGAACAGCACCGTTGGCGTAAGTAACTTCAAAAGCTAAATCCTTGCCCTTAAATGTCCCGTCCAAGCCATCAAGCATAATTGCATGGCCAGCTTCTACATCAACATATAAGGCATTGATAGCCATTGAACCCCAGTTGATAGCGCCTTGTGATTTGCACTCGTAACCAGTTTTTAATGGTGTGTTAGTTGTTACAGCAGCAGTGCCACCGAAAGCTGGCAAAGATAAAGTTTCGCCAATCTCTGTGAATGTTAATGCTGCAAAACCAGCTTCATCTTGTGTAGCCGGTAATGAAGTTGATACGCTAATAAAAGCGCCGATTGAAGATGTTGCACACCCCATAGTTTGTACCTCTCATTTTAATTAAGTTGATTTGTTTTACCTATTATACACGGGTTAAGTGTTTGCGGCTAACACCACCAAGTTAACACTGACAATTGTTCTATCATGCGTATCATTTGACGGCCCTATTGAACTATTTACGTTTGAAACTATTACTTTTTGGCTTACTGCATTAGTGATAAATTGCGCTCTTGGAAACTCCGATTTTAAATCATTAGCCAATATCAACCCATGAAATTTACCCGTATATTTTGGCGTGTAAATATCTATTTGATAGATAGGCCGCTGTTCATCAGTCGAGCGTTCGTTAATTCCAAGCGGGTCTGTATCGTTAGCTAAAAACGATTCTTGAAGGTATGTTTCTGTTGCTATCGGTTCAAACTTAAAGCTCTGAACAGCAAGACGCAATCCTTTAATATCAGTAAACGTCTTTAATTTATCAAGCAGCGCTTTGCTAGTTGTAAAATCATTAATCATTGATTAGCCCTAATATTCTGATTGACTATACGTGGCCAATTGCGAGCAGTTAACCGCACCATGCCATTAGCTGCTTGCTCTGAATGCCCAAACTCAAGGCGCAGCGCATAAGGCTGTGAGTTGGTATAATAAAATACTTGCCCCACCCTAAAGCCTTGCAACATTGCAGATAACGAGCCAACAGCATCCCGTCCAGGTGCAAATATATCTTCATCAATAGAGCCAACTGCGCCAATCCAACTCGCTTTAAACGCACCGCTTTTAACAGGGCTTTTAAATTCCATCTCATTGCCAAGCTGAATAAATGACTGCTTAACAACACGCTCTTGCTTTGCTTCTGTAAGCCGCGCAAACCTGCGTAAATCACTGGCTAAACTCATTAGCGGCGCAACTGTAATTGACGGTAGACGTTAATATCATCAACGCTAGTAAGAGCTTCAAAGTTAATTACTCGATATTCATCGGAGTTGATTGTGATAATCATATCTATCTCCGGCTCTTCTGTGCTATCAAAAAACACATAGCTATCAGTAGATAAAACATTGGTTTCATCAACTTCAAATCTTTCATATTCTAAGAGCGGCGTAACCAATCCCGGAATAGTTACATCTTGCGTTGCGGCTGTTGTATTGCCGTATTCATCAACCCCGCTATCATTGCCTTTTTTAACTAAACTGCCAGCCTCACCAAAGAAGGTTATTAGCTCAACAGCTACGGCATGGGCTTCCGTGTAATCAAAGATAGCCATTATGTAACCACCAAGCGAGCACCGCTACTGAACGATAAATACTTGCTTAGCAACCTATCAATCAATGGCGAATCGCGCTTATAGTTTGACGCTGAGCCTTCAAAGTATTCTGTCTCAGTCTCAAGTTTAGCAAGTTTTTTTAGACTCTGATTTAACAATGCCAGCTTGTCCAATTAGCGAGGTATCAACTAACAGCAATCCTTTTAACTGTAAGATTGCACCATTAGCTGCTGCGCTTTTAATGTCTTTGTTAATCGCTACTAAGTCAGTCGGCAACGATAAAGACTGGCTTTCGTTTACTAATGTGCCACGAAAATTATAGTAAATATCAATAAAATCAATTGTGCATGTGATGATAGCAGCCTCTTTTGCTGCTGTATCGTATGCAGTTAAATCAGTACCTCGTAACGCTGCGTAATCATCTAAATAAGCCACACTAATATAAGCGTTAGCCGAATCTAGTCCTGTGCCATCTGCTACTATTAGTGCCATTATAACTCCTTGAGAGTCCATTTAAATGATGGCCCAGTTAACACTGCTCCGTTTACATTTATTGTAACAGGCAGAAAAGAAACGCCTACAGCACTAGCAAAAAACCAAATCTAATTAGCGCCCTATGCGGTAAACCAAAACCCTCAGATGCCTTTGTAACATATCTATCATTTGCTCCTCTGAGAATATCTTTCCTAGCTGAGTCTGCATTATCTTCCCACGGGCCGCCCTCTATCTTAGACTGTGAAAATATAGATAAAACCCTCTGGCTGTTGTTGTTGTTTTTAGTGTTATAGCTAAGAGTTCCTGATAAGTTTAGCGTGCGCCCTGATACGTTTCTCATTGCTTTTTCAGTAGCATCATATTCAAAAAAATCAAACGGATCTTCTTGTGTTATTGCTTGCAAATAGGTTGGCAATAAAGGATCGGTACTTATAGCTATCGTCTCGGAAGATGTAGCCATAAAAGAAGGATCTCGACCTCTGCCGACAACTAAAGTTCCGTTCATTTTGCTTCGCCTTCTTCGATGTAGTAAGTGCCACCCAGTGCGGGTACAAATTGAAGCCGTAATCCGCGAGTGTAATACTGGTATGGCCCTGGCACTAATGTTTCCATTTCGTTGTATACCAACCCATCCCACGCGGAGACAACTAAATCAGCAGTAGAAACCATGATCGCCCTTGTCTCTCTTAGCGCCCCGAATGATATCTGCTGTGTATCTGTATATCTTGCCATTTTGATTCCTTAAAAAAAGCGGCTTTTACACCGCCTTAATATTAATCAGATTTCTTTTTGCTAGGCTTTTTAACCACACTAACCACACCGGGAGCTTTATCTTTGCGAGATTTTAACTCTCGCAATTGCTCCGGTGTAATAAGTGAGCCGCCAATCAAACCATCTTTATTTAAAGACATAGCGGCCTCTTATCAATTTGTTACGTAAAATGAAATAGATACGTTTTCACGTTCAAAAACACGAGTCCAGTTGGCAGGCAAGGCACACTCAGCAACAGTAGGAGAATCGCCAGTAACAGTCGCTTCATTCCATTTGTAACCTTCAGGATGAATCAACCACTGCTTACGCTCGATTAATGTTTCAATACCTGCGCCATTTGCTGCAAGCTCATCAAACTCAACTGCGACAGGTCGCTTGGCTGCTGAGTCTCCGTAACCGAATGCACCAGTTTTATACAGTACAGAAACGTAACGAGATCCAGAAGTTGTGCCAGCAATAACAGGTAGCTTCTTGTCTTCAACAACTCGCAAGCCGTTGTAAGTTGGGATGCGCACGCCTGTCACTGAGTCTTGAATGAACTCAATCTGCTCACCAAGAATCATATCAACCATAACGTCAGGATGCACAGCGATTAACGCAAGCATAGAAGATGACTCGCCCATTGTTGCTCGTGCTCGTACAAATCCAGAGAATGTGAACTTGTTAGCTGCGACAGCGTTGTCACCATCTTGAGTAGACGCATCAAAAATCATGTCACCATTACCAGCTTCGTTCTCTAAGAATACCCCGGTTGTAATACCCTGGATTCGAGCTTCAAAGCGATTTTCCCAATATTTACTTGTACGCGATTGAATCTGCACCATCGGATCTTCACTGCCCAAGACTTCGCCAACTAGGTTAGCCGTCTGCCACGCGTTGTTAATATGCACGTTACGAGCAACCATCTTACCAGTGCCGATTTTTTGAGGTGTAGCAAACACGCTGGGGTCATCGCCTGAAATATTCTCAGATGCGTAGGCCAAATCTTTCCAATACGGGATTGATGTAATATCACCCTCACCGGCTGCTCGTGCTGTTAGCAATGCGTTTGTTACCGCAACACCAGAAGCGACATAGGCGTTCATGTCTGGGTGGTCTTCTTGCACGTATGATGCGTAAACATCAGGGTCGAATTGTACGTCGCTTAATCTTACTGTAGCCATTTTTAGTACCTCTTTTTTATAGTTTAAATGCTGCTTTAAATGCGGCTGGGTCTCGATTCTTAAATGCAAGACGCTCAGTGCTGTTCATATCTTTTGGTGCTTTCTGAGTGGCACTGCCATCGGTCGAGCCGTTTGCGTTTCCGCCGCCTGTGGTTGTTACAACAGGTTTTAATACAGTTTTGAACACGTCATTCTTGAACAGAAATTCAGTGTAAAAACTTTCTTCATTCAACGAAGAGGCACTACCATCTTCATTTAAAAATGTTTCTTGTCGTGTTTTTGGATCAATGTGTATAAAATCTTTTACTAGTCGCTTGAATGCTGCACGACCGCTATCACTTGCTTTCAATGCTAAACGTTCAATTATTGTATTCTTTTTTTCACCAGCCATTGAGTTTTGGATTTCTTCTAACTCGCCGCGTGACTCTGTAATCCGTCGAGCTTCATCGTCTAACTTTTCGCGCTCAAGGCGTAACTGCTCTTTGCCGTCGCCTTTTTCGATTGCTTTTGCAAGTGCGGCTCCGATTGCGTCTGTAATCTCTTGAGCTTTTGTGGTCTCTGCGAGTTTAGCCGCTGTCTCACCTGCTTTTAATTTTGTATCTAAGTCATTAGCTGTCTGCTTAACTTTCATCATGCCAGCGTGTTTGTATACGCCATCTACCTCTGTGTAATCTTCTTTCAAAAACTCAGGTACTTGTTCAAACTGTTCTGCTGTTAAATCTGCCATTGCATATTATCCATTTATTAATAGTACGACTATCGTTTTTATATTTTACTACTAATAGGCAAAGTGTGCAAACTAGTAGTATTTAATAGGCTTAAACTATTGTTGGAGCTTGATTTGCTAAGTCATTTAATAGCTCGCCAACCTCTCCAATATCCCAGCCGCCTTGCGCTAGCAGCTCTAAGAATACTTTCTTAGTAAGTAGTCCAGCGCTCACGCTTTCACGTAGTTCTTTCACTTCTTCGACAGATAATTTACTAACTGCAAACTGTCGATTCATTTTTACGATAATATCTTCTGGCATTGATTGCGCTTGCTCGATTGTATAGATGCCCTCGAATAATCCGCAGTATGCAATTACTCGAGCCATTGATTCTTCTATTGATGACACCATCGGCTCAAGTGTATTGTTTTGTTGTTCACCCTCAGCGACTATCTCGGTTGCTGTTCGCTGTACTGCGCCATCTGTTTTAAACGTGCCGCCCTCTGCCTTTACTAGCTTTTCGTTTCTGTCAAAAAATTCTTGGAACTGTGTAAGACTCAAAGATGATTCAACTAATTCAACCTTCATGTCAATACTTGGTAAAAAGTTAGGCGTGAACACTCCGCTTGCTAAATAGCTACGCCCGTTTACTTCTTTAAACGTGTCATAATTTGTTGAGTCCATTCCGAAAACGTTCATCGTTGGCAATAAAGCATAAAGCCCTTCTTTATATACTGCGCTTACCCGGTAACGTGACAATGCTAGGTTAGATATTGCAGTCAAATACCCAGCTTTTAACGGCATGTAGCCGCCTTGTATTTCTGTATCAACAACAATCTCAACAGGTATAAATTGCATATTAACGTTATTTATTTTAACGTAATTCTTCTCACCCTCTGAACTACCGCCCATTTCTGACTCAACTATTTTTTGCTGATAATAACCCTGCTCATCAATGCCAAGCTTTAGATAAGCCGTGGTATTTTTACGAGTCATGCTTTCCTGGTCCAACTTGCTACTAATCTCACGCAATAAAATATACGTTAATTGCATGGCCCCGTTTACCCGCTCAAAATCCCAATCAATGACATTCTCACGCGAGTATTGTTTAATCGTTGCGCGTGGGTTTAGCTGCTCTAAATCGGCGATTGATACGTCATTACTTTGCAGCTCAGACAGACCTTGGTAATCAGCTAACAGCACATGCCACTTGACTTGCAGTAAGTTTTCAGCAGTCGAGGTTATTGCGCCATTAATGGACAATCCGTCATTGTCTGAGTTATTGCGCAAATATTCCAGCTTTTCTGGCAGCTCTATATATGTATCTGAGACTTTCATCTTTCCTAACAAAGTGGACATAGTAGTTTGCGTAAAGTCATCAAAGTCAGCGTCAGCAACGTATTTGTTATAGCGCTCAACAGCCTCAGCGCTTGCAGTGTCAACACTAGATGGATGAGGCAATAGTCGCTTAATCTTTTTAACAAAGTAGCTTCCTGCGACGCACACACGCACAGCTTGCAATTCGTTTTGCATCTCTGTCACGTCGGGATTGGGAGTTATAAAAAATGTCATAGTTTATCCTTAAATTGATTATTGACATTATAGCATTTTTAAATTATGTAGTATAACAATAGGGATTTGCTATTGAGTGTAGGTAGTTAATAGATATAAACGATGAACTTCTTGGCAACTTTAAGTTGCATATGTCCCGGGTAGTTGCTATTATTAACACATCGAAACAGCACAGCAAAAAGAGAAGGCATTATGAACAACTTAGAAATGGTAAGCAAATTTAAAGCAGCAGTTAAAAACGATGATAAAAAGTATTAATGGAAATGATGAGTCCCGTTATTGATCAACTTGTAGAAATGCTACAGGCGGGCGTTCTAGTTAAAAATGTAAAGCGTCACTTAGAAAATAAAGGCATAACAGGCAAGGCTTGCGAAATGGTTGCTGAAATGGCAATCATTCGCAGAGAAAGCTTTTCTCACTATAAGGCAAAATAATGATTAAACGTATCAAAGTAATATTTACAAAAGACATCTACCTTCCTCGTTTCTCTATGAAAATAGGAGAAACTTGGACTGTTCGAGTTGACCGCTTTGAAGAGAAAGGATTTCAGCTAGGCAATGGTTTTGTTTACAATGAAGATTTTGCAATTAAAGAGGTGTTATGAGTATAAAGCAACAGGCGGCACTTCACGGGCTTAGCCGCCAAGCGTACCAGAAGCGACTTAAAAACTGGCAGAGAGCGACAGTGAACGGCAAGCAGTGTTTGATTAATGTTAAGCATTGTATGGAATTAAACTATAAAGAAGTTAAGCAACTAACTAAGGAAGTAAAATGCAAGACGTTTATAAATGCTTTAATACAAATTTGGAGCAACCAATGTAGAACTGCAATCAAATTCAGGCTATGACAACCACGATTCTCTTCACTTTCAAATAAAAGATAAGATTTTCACAATTGACTCCATGCGAGGCGGAGAAATATTAAAGGGTTCATTGCTGGATCTTGCTGTAATTAACTCGTCAAAAATAGATTAAACTTACGCCCGATTATGTCGGGCAATATTAGGACGGAAAAATGAAATTATTATTAGCAGCCGCATTAATTAGCGCGTCATTCACAACTCAAGCGAGAGATATTGATGCAAAGGTGATTGTAGGCTTTAGCAGTTATCACTTTGATTCAAGCGATAGAAAACACTTAAATCAATCTAACCCGTCGATAGGTATTGAGCTTTACGATGTGCAGGCTGTTTATGTGTCCAAGAATAGCTGGAATGAAGAAAGTTTATATCTCACTTACACTCCTGATTATAAAGTTAATGATTATCTATCTTTATCAGCTAACATCGGCATAGCGACAGGTTATAAATGCACTAACCAAGTTAAGCAGGGTGACTTCACATACACAGCAGGCAGTTATTGCAGTAACTCTGGCGTTGTGTTTCTTCCTGCTCTTACAGTCGATTACAGCCCGTTTGCAAATAGGTTTGCATTATCGGTTAGTGTTAACCCGTCAGTTGCAATGTTTAGCGTTAACTATTCGTTTGATTGAACTGTACATAAAATGGTAGAAGTGTTATAATTGGCTTTGTTGATTGGTGGGGACTAATTATCGAGAAAGGATTTAGAGAAGTAGCCTTGGCGTGTAAAATCGTCAACTCCCCAGGTTACTCTTCTAAATCCTTTTTTAGTTTTACCTCTCCCATTATATCAACCGTGTTTTTTAACGGTGTTTACCACGATAAACTAAATCCCTTGCTAGATATCAAAGCTATGCAATCTTATCAGTTAGCAGAAAGTTAAATCAAAGCAGGCAATGTCCTAACCTTGACAACTTGCGCCCAACATTGAAGCGGTTATCCGTGTCATCACCTTACAGTTAGGTGCTCTAGTAATAGAGAGGGGGAGATAGCTAGAAGTTTGAGTATCCCATCATTTAACAATGATAAACGAGCATAATTGCAGACTAGACTGCGGTTTTATTGATTATGCTTACTTTGATTCAGCCAATAGTTGAATATATCAAAGGGGAGAAAAAGGTTATTTGTGTCTTTAATTAATTAATAAGGAATAAAAATGTCTCAATGCTATGTATATGTTATCGAGTGCAAGTCAACAAAACCCTATCCTGTAAAAATTGGCGTGGCAACATCACCAGAAAAAAGAATCATAGAGTTACAAACTGGGAATCCATACCCTTTAAAGTTACTAGCATCAATTCCTTTTGACTCAAAAAAGTTTGCTTATGAGTTTGAATCGTTTGTGCACCGAGGAAACAAACGCTCGGCAATTGGTGGTGAATGGTTTGACTCTAAAAAGATAGACTTAAACCGCTCAATTGGCGCATGGAATTCTTTTTGTGATGGCAAATTAATAGCCAAGAAAGAAGATCGCTCGAATGAAGCAATATGCGGATCAAAGCAAGAGATACAGAACGAATGCTTACGGAATGAGAATAAAGCGCTTAGAGCGAAGAACAAGCAGCTTAAACAGGACATAGATGACTACCTAGATTCTAAGGTTGATTTATATATCTAGGTCTAATGATACTTATACTTATAATACAGAGGAATAAATTAGCATGGAAATTATAACTAAAGCAGAAGCAAAGCAAAAAGGCTTGAAGCGCTATTTCACTGGCAAGCCTTGTAAGCGAGGGCACATTTCAGAGAGAATAGTTAGTGACCGTGGTTGCTTAATGTGCCGAGTACAATACTGCGTAGATAACAAAGAAAAAATAGCTACACGAGAGGCTCAATACCGCGTAGACAACAAAGCAAGCTGTGGCAAGTACGCTGCTCAATACTACGCAGATAATAAAGAAAAGTTCGCTCAATACCGAGAAAATAATAAAGAAAAGTTAGATAAATACAATTCTCAATACCGTAAAGATAACCCAATTCCAGTATTTGTCAGGAGCTCATTAAATAGAATAATAGGAAACTGGAAAGGTGGTAGGTCTAAGGCCGAGGAATTATGCGGGTACACAATCGAGCATTAAAAAAGCGCATTGAGTTCAACTTTAAAGACGGCATGAATTGGGAGAATCGAGGTGAATGGCATATAGACCACAAGAAGCCGGTAGCTAGATTTATAGCTCAAGGAATAACTGACCCTGCAATAATTAACGCACTTAGCAACTTGCAGCCTTTATGGGCTAGTGATAACCAAAGCAAAGGCGCAAAGTTTAGTGAAACCAAAGAGGCATAAAATGACATCTAAAAATTAGTTTCAATATTCGCAAAGTGCTGATTTTTACTGAACGCAAAAATTGCGCTGAGTTACTTAACCAGCAATTACAGATATAGGGTTCCTACCTTTGGAAAGGCATAAATACAATGACAAAAAGGAGGCCGCCCAAATGGTGCTTAGTTGGCAGTGAATGAAAGTGCATACTCAATAGGGGTAATTATTTAAGCATTATTTATTGCACCTTTATTAAAGGGGTGGTGAAAGCAATTATTTCCTAACCCCTAACTATAATAAATAGGAAGTATCGCCTTACTAGCACAGCTATTAAGTTATTGTAATTATTTACAGCTATATGTTATAATATACATTCACATTAACCATAGAGATTGATTTATGAATGATTTAGTAGTCCTCACCAACAACCAGCCAGCAGTTAGCACTTTTGATTTATTCGTTGCCATGGGGTACGGAGAGCATCGAGCCTTAAAAAAGATTATCTCAGACAACATATCTGACTTTGAGGAATTCGGAGTAGTGCGTTTTCAGATGCAGAAACCTACAGCAAAAAGGTGGGCGGCCAACTCAAGGATATTTACTTAATGAAGACCAATTTATATTGCTTGTTTTATTAGCAAGGAACTCAAAGGAAGTAATAGCCCTAAAAATTAGAGTAGCTAAAGAATTTAGCAGATTAAAAAAAAAGTTGTTGCTAATATTGTTTCTCAGCAAAAAGATCCAAACTGGCAGAATGTTAGATCCGATGGAAAGATTGTATATAAGCAAAAAACCGATGTAATTAAGGACTTTGTTGATTACGCTACAAAACAGGGAAGCACCTCAGCACATAGATATTATACAAATTTAGCTAAGATGGAAAACAAAGCGCTTTTTCTTATTGAGCAGAAATATAAAAACCTTAGGGAGATCTTAACTATTAAACAGCTTATGCAGTCATGCACTGCTGATGATGTTATAGAAAAAGCACTTATTGACGGCATGAATAAAGAAATGGACTACAAGGAAATATATAAACTAGCTCGCGATAGAATACATTCTTTTGCTGAAATAATAGGGAGAAGCCAGGTTCACTTTCTTACTGATAATTAAAGTGTAACTATCAACTGCCAGATTTCGATAGTTACAAACGATTAGATAATTAAAGCGTACCGTCTTATTATAAGGGTCCGTTAATCAAAGGAGTATTTTATGAATAAGTTACGTTTAAGTTTTTTAAATCACTAGGCGGCGATTTTGTTGCGGGCGATAAAGTGTCGTTTAAAAATACAGTTTTTGATATCGTTTCTAGTTTTAACAGGCCTTTATTTGAGTGCTCTGTTATTCAAGCAAACGCTAGTCAGCCAAAAGAAACCTACATCGACTCATTTGCACCACGCAACAACACAGGCGAGCAGCCTATGCCTGATGGTTTTCCTGTGGTTGCGTATATGCGCAGCATTAATATGTTAGCCATTGATTGGCATTGGAGTATTGAGAATAACCCAGTCGACATTGCCACATGGAAACCTGACATTGACGCTCTAATTGCACTGCAAGACGAGCATGACAAAGCCATGCCAACGTTTAGCAAGGTGGTAGATAAAGCAGAGGCTGATTTTACAGGCTCTACCTTTTCTGCTGGGTACATGGAAGCTGTAAAAGCAGGATTTACTTTTGACAAGTTTTGTAAGGCAGGGGTTGATTTTAATAAAGCTGGTAAGGATGCGGGAGTAGTGACCGACCCTGCAAAGATTGCAGAATGTTTTGAACGTGACCAAGAAGAATACGATAAACAACTAGATAACGTTGCATCTAAGCTACGTAATGCAGGCTATTTTGTGCAAATGGATGCATTGCTGTTTATGCAACAAGGAGGTTTACTTAATGATTTAACTAATAAGGTGAAATAATATGGAAGATGCACTTGGACGAAATAAAGAAGAATCAATTTGTAAGTTTTTAAAGCTAGTTGAGAAAGTAGGCTGCTTAGAAATATCAGCAGTTTACGGTGAAGACTCTTACTTTGTTAACCTGACAGGCGTGGAGAGGTTCCAGTGTGACGATGATGTCACAATACAGGAATGTGTTGCTGGGATAGTAATTGATTTGCTGGAGCTAAGTCAAAAAGCTAGAAATAGGAATATCAGTTAACGAAACTGGCAGAAGAAATAAAAAGCGACCACAAGGTTATGGTTACTCACGATACTAGATGCACTTTGATAAGTAACAATAGCCGCTAATTAAAGCGGCTTATACTACAGCGGTAAATCTAACAAGCCTCATACCAACTTAAACTTACTGCTTACTTGTTGAGACGCTGAATCTAGCGATGTAATTCTAAGCAAATAAGCAGTGTTTGGTTTCAGTATCTTTTCTTCCCCGGGTTGGTTAATTAACCCGCCCTTGCCTTGGTTTGACGCGTTACCAATAAAGTGCGATGGAGAGAATATTAAATCTCCATCAGCGGTAACAGTCGAGCCGGTTATAAGTTGGGACAATCCTGTAATTGGATTTATAGCGTTAGCGTTTTGATAAGCAATAGAAGCCCCACCAGAATATGTAGGTGCTTGATATATAAACGTACTTACACCACTTCCAGTGTATCCTACCGACCTCGTTTTTAACGCCACAGGCAAAGCGCCAGTTAAAAATATAGTGTCGTTGCTTTGGTTCCCTGCGATAGTTAACAGCGTGGATGCCTCGTGCTCACTGCCGTTCTTAACGTTTGCTTCAAGATATGACTGCACCGTCATTGCTCTTGTTCCGACAAATAACCCCGTGGGAAATCTAAGGCTTTCGGTGATTGGATATCCCATTATTCTACCTCTTCTATTTTGTATTCTGTTTGCGGCATACGCACTAATCCAAGCGCTTTAATATGTTCTTGTGCGCTCTCGTTATTACCTCCTAGAATAACAGCTATAACATCAGGCGTTGCAATGCCGTTATTAATCTGCAACATCGACTGCGCGCGTGTAGCAGCTTCCAAATCCATATCAGGTGAGTGGTCAGGTTCCTTTAAAGGCTGTCCTGCTTTCTCTGCAAATATAGGCTTGGCAACCGTTGAGGCTACAGCGTATAAATTACCTTTTGCATCTTGGTAGTTTGCCACTGTAAAAGTTTGATCGTCTGAACTAGACTCACCTAAAGCTAAAGCTAACTGATTAGCCTCAGAGATTAGGTGTTTAGGTGTAGCTATAGTTAATCTTTGTGTGTACTTGCTCATAACGTTACCCCTGATCTATCGGCAAGGTATTGTTCAACTTGGTTTTTTTGTGTTTCTAAGTATCCTAAGCTAACAATAGCCCCGAAAAAACGACAAGAAGAAAAGGCATTCCCTTCGCCCGCTAATAAAATAATTTGCTGCGGATTGTCCTGAGAATCAAAATCCAAGAATGCCCCTGTTGTTCTGCTGTCTTTTTCTACCCCGTTCTGCCATGCCCTAGCGTTTGACTCAAATGCGATAGCAGTAACAACAGACACGTCAGTGCTTGCTCTTGACGTCACTGATGACACCTCGTTTGGCGCAGACTGATACACGCTGAATATATTACCTTTTATTCTAAACGTAAAATCAGGAAATCCAGATCCAGTAGCTTTTACGTTTAGTATGTCATTATCCCAAGACGCAGCCACAGAAGCTCCGCATCTAGTCCCTGCTAAAGTAATAAAATTACTCAGCAAATTATCATCAACCCCGTCACCCTCTAGCCAAGCCAGCCCCTCACCCACTTTATAAATAGGTCTAGCTGCAGACACTGATTGCACTGCATGATTGCCATTACCAGACTTATCACCCATATAACCAACAGGGTCACCATCAGCTGTCACAGGTATTGTGCCTGCTGCATCTTGGAACAATGTTGTCAGGTCACTAGGGTCGTACCATGCGCCTTGCTCGCTATTCTTGAATAAGCTTAGTGGTGTAAAGCTAACCCCGCCCATACCTTCGCCGCCATTCACTAATCGATTAAATATACCTATGCGCATCTTTTTAGGGTATGCCATTTAGTATCTCCAAATATAGGCTTTTACGTGGTCAGCGCCAACGACGCCAGACAGCGTGATACGTGATTGAACTTGTGGCCCGTTAAATCCCGGCAAGTTATAAGTTGCATCCGCACCGGCAGTTGCAAGCAGAATAGTGGCGTCGCCGTAGCTTACACCGTTTAACCACTGGCCTTTAATTGGTGATGTCTCAACTAAGCACTCGCCTGCGCTTGCTGTGACAATATCTCCACTCGCGTCATACAAAGCAATTACAATCATACCGCCATCATAATCCGGCGCAAACTCGTCAGTGTAAAAAGTGCCTGTTATTGGTAGCTCGTAACTATCACCGCTTTTGAAATATTCTCTTTTAGCCATTTTATTTAATCCTGTTTGGTTGTTTATTCTTCGTCTTCTAAAATCATTCGGTAGCTGCAACGGCAATTTGACACTGTAGTTGTTTCTACTGTATAGTCATTAGAAATTGTTTCGAGGTTATATATATGTCCAGAAAAATCACTAATGACGTTATCAGTAACGCTGCAAATCTTGTACTTAATGGCGCTCTCATCAAAGAGGCCGCCCTTACTATCCCCATGAACCCAACCAGCTTTAGAAAACGCGCCCAAAATATTGGTTTTGTTTTCCCCAGTGTTAAGCCGGCCAGACTTGAACGCATTAATCTTCCTGTCAAAGATATAGTTTCCATGTACCAAGACGGACAAAGCGAAAACTGTATCTCTAAACACTTCAACACCAGCAGAAGCGCTATAAGAAACAGGCTTATTAATGCTGATATCATACCACGAACCCAAAGCGAAGCAGAATCTCTCAAGTGGAGTAAGATGAGCGACGAAACAAGATCGAACCAAGTTAATGCAGCTCATCTCGCGGTTAAAGGATCCACTCGCAGCCTTGAAACTAGAAAGTCCTCCGCCAATGCACGTGAAAAAATCAAGTACGGCTACCTTTTCGGATTCGGAGAGGCTGAGTTTGCTAAACTTCTCAGCGACCGAGCCATTGACTTCACTAGTCAAGAGGCTATCCATACTTACAATGTCGATTTCGCTATCGGAAATGTCGCCGTGGAACTTACCGCTGAAAGAGGGCGCTATAGTATGTTCAACCCCAAGGAAATTAAGCGATCTAAAAAGCTGTTCGAATGTGGGTTTAACGTCCTTGCCATACAGTTCGATGATTTCGAGAGTGTCGTCAATAACTTTGACTATATAGTCGCTAGCGTTAATGAGATGAGCAGCCTTGAATCCATCAGTGGTCAATACTGGGTGGTTAGCTGTAGACGAAAGAACACTACCGTCATCCGAAACAATGCTGGCCAGTTTGCCAGTGTAGTGACGCCTGAAGAATTTACAGCAACTAGAAGCGTTGTTTATTTTTAACTCGCCAGGAAAGCAATTGTAATCAGTTCCGGGCAATAAAGTTTTACCGTCTACGCTTGAATATAAACCTTCACTTAACTTAAACTCTTTTGCCGTCTCTCGCTTCATGTGATGCTCTCACACGTTCATCCGAACTTGTTTTCCATACCGCTTTTTTAATTCCTAGCTTCTGCGCTCGCGTCTTGTTCATTATACTATTAAACGATGCAATTTGATTGCGCGCTGTAAATCTTGCGTGACCTCTGCGCTTTTCTACCATGCCGTCGAACTGTTGTAATATTTCCTCGATAGGCGTACCAAGTGTCATAGCTCGCAAAGTATTCGCTGTATACATTTCTAGCGTTTCATCACGCAGCTTTTCAACCCATTGAGAATTTTTCTATTACCAGTGCGTTAAAAGTAAACTGAGTTCCATCACGTTTCAATAACTTGGCTGGGTCAATGCCAATATCTTTAGATAGTCGGTCATATAATATCTTGCGTGAGCGCTTATCATTCTTCTCTAATACGCGCTGTGATAGCTCTTTGATGCGTTTATTGTCAAATCTTTTTAGTAATCCCTTGCTAACTTTATTGGATAGCTTAGTTAGGACCGCCGCATAATTACCGGTCTGTGCATCGCTGAACTTCTCAACTGTGCCCTTGTTCATTTCAAGTAACACTTGGTTTTTATACATGCGAGACATTAGCGTGATCATGCTTTCCATAGCATCAGCCAATACCTTCTCTTCACTTTTAAGTGGGTCTGGCGCTTTGATTTCACTCATTGATTTAGCACCGCAACAGCGGACCAGAACAAGCTAGAAA